TTCTTTCAGGAGATAAATAAATATGGCAAATGATAGAGCGGATGAATGGGCTTCTTGGGAAGTTGACCCAAGTACTAGAACAAGTGTTCATGCTTTCACAAAGTATGCACCTATTACGGCAACCCTATCAACAACGGCATCAGATGTATTCACTGTCGATAGAGGAATGCCCTCTGTTAATATGGTAAGGAATCCATCAATTGAACTTAATGCTTTGACTGAGTTTACTGCTACAGGGTCAGCCATCTCTCAGAGTAATGCACAAGCAGCTACTGGAACTTATTCATTGTTAGTTAACCCTACGAATGCTGCGAAAGATGAAGGGGTTTACTATACTACTCCTAGCCTAGTTGGTCATCCCGAAGGCTCAGTCCTAACCGCTAGTGTTGAAGTTAGGGGGGCATCGGCTTCAGGAACTGTTAAACTTTCTATTCAGGATAGTGCGGGAGTGGAATTACTTGCTTCGGCACCCCATAGTTTGACTACAGGTTTCGTAAGGCTATCCCTTCAGTATCCCATAACTAGACCACCAGCTACCTATAGAGTTGCTGTTGTCACAGTTGCTCAACATAACATAAACTTCTATGTTGATAAAATCCATGTAGAACTACGTAAGGATAGTAGTATTACTGACTATGTTGATGGAGCACAAGGAGTAAATTACGAATGGATAGGAACTGCTCATGCATCAGAATCTAAACGTCGAGCGGGAATGTCAGTTATACGGGGTCTTAGATTAAAGAATACTCACGCCTCTATTGATGTGTATGTAGCCCTTGACCAGACGGCTTCAGCTACTGCGGGATTTAAGATTGGGCCTGGTGAAGTATTTGAAACAACATGGCCTGTGGACTTTAGAACAAAAATTTCTGCGGTAGCGGCATCAGGAACTCCCGCAGTACATGGAGTAGTATGGGGAATTCATCAGGGCTAACTAATTTTATAGACTACTCTTTCGGTAAAATTCCTACTCCTGAATCTTGGAAGCCAGGGCTAGAATCTCTTTTCGAATCTGAGGGTGAGTTGTGTTTGCTCGACAAGCAGGTAGGCCCAACCACTGTTCAAGATATTTCTGGTGCCTTGGATGAGTATGTAAGGCTCTTTAAAGCAGGTATAGCATCCGGTGCTGAGATACTTACTTTGTCTAGAGCTTTTCCTGATGTTGAAGACTTCAGTCAAGCAGCTGCTCGTCTAGAGAACGAGCCTGTAGTAGTAGGAGGGCCAGCTTCTGTTGAAGTGATTGACAGGGAGGGCCACCTAATTACTACCAATGCTTTGACTAAGGCATTTGATAAGTATATGGCTAACTTCCGTACTAGGAATGCAATGGTACTTCATTCAGATGTTCAGGTAGGCTGGGCTTTGCCTGCGTACATATCTAAGGGTGGTCAGATATTTAAGTCAGGTGTGGGAGAACAAGGACTATTCTTTATTACTGAGGTACGGGATGATACTCGTATAGCTAAGAAAGTAATAGACCAAATTAATGAGGGAAAACTTAGGAGCTATTCTATTGCAGGAAGTGCACTAAAAACACAGACTATGCAGAAAGGATTACAACCCTATATGCAGGTTGATGATTTAGAATTAGCTGAAGTAACTGTTTGTGAGAAGGGTGTAAACCAGGGAGCAAACTTTGACTTACTCAAGGGAATGTTTATACAGCCTAACCGTAAGACTTGCATTGATGGTAGTTGTCTAATACAGAAAGAGGAATGTGATGGAACCTGTGGTTCACATATTACTGTTCTTGTTAAAGAAGACGGTGGTCACCCACTAGACTTTCAGACAGGCTCACAAACTGGTAAGCTAGGCAAGGAACAAGTGCAATACAGGGATGCCTCTGAACCAGAGAAGAATGCTGGTATCATGTGTGGTACTTGTAAATATTTTAACCCTGGAATGAGTGACTGTGATGTAGTGAACGGAATGATTATGCCAAGTGACTGGTGTTCTGTATTCGCTCCTATAGATGATTCACCTGTATTAGAGAATGAGAATAATGTCAGAGAGATTATGGTACTCAATGATGATGGTGATGTAGACTTTGCCAAGTCTTTCAGTAACTGGCTAGAGAAACTATCATACACAGTTGACTTAGGCGATACTACTATGAACGGGCCAAACGAAATGGATGAAAAATTTCCTGGGTGGCGTAGAAATCCTGAAAGATATAAAGAGGAAATAGAACGACATATGACACTTAATAAAGGCAATGACCACACCCGCCCCAAAAAACAGAAGGGAACTGCGGCTCTTTATAAAGCTTTTGGAATTGGAATCATTAAAGAAGAAGACCCCTTCTCCCCTGACCACTCCATCTCCACTCTGAACAATGAGGGGGGGAGGGAGGCTGAACACCATAGTCTCTTGAGAGAGCAGGGCTTTCCATCTGAGGTGCCCCCCGAAGCCGCTAGGTATGTACCCGTCATTGAAACTGAAACCGATGACTTCGGTATACCAATCCACCTTAAGCCCCCGTGGACGGTTAATGAGGCAGGTCAACATCTAGGTGAACACCATGTAGAAGAGGCTATTGTTAAACAGTTCTTCAACTGGATGGAGATGCAGAACCAAACATAAATTTTTTAGGGCCGAATGTGTTATACTTAAGGGGTAGCTTTTTCGGCTACCCCTTTCTTTTGGGTATAATAGAGTAAGGAGGTGAGAGTTATGCAATTAAAATTATGGCCTAAAGACCCTGATTGTTCTTGTGAAGAATGTAGCTGTGACCAGTCACAGGTTGGGGTCAAGCGTGAATGTGATTGTATGGTATGTGATTGTGATAAGTGCCATCCATCAGAGTGTTTCTGTAAAGACAATGCTCATTCCTTAAAGGGCTTATGTGAATGTGAAACACCATGTTCATGTAGATGTGAAGAATGTGATTGTCTTTATAGAGACATGGAGTTTCTATCAGTCACACCATAGTGTGAATTAATTTTAGGAGGATTATAATATTATGAGGGTTCTTGTATCAGCGGCGGTTTGTATTGGAGCATGTGTGAGTTCAGCTTGTTGTGGTTTTAAGAATTCAATGGCAAAGACTGGATGGGCTATGCATAATAAAGCTTTGCCCACATCTAAAGCGGAGTGGGAAAAGTATTTTAATGATGGTGGGGATATCTAGTGAGGAAGAGTTGGGTGAGATGCCCAGGCTGTAATAGAAAGCTACATGCTAAAACTACTAAGACTGGTACAATGTGTACTCCCTGCTTAAAGCAGGGCAAGGTAATAGGTGGACGTAAGTAATGTTTAGACCACAGATGTTTGTTGCAATCATAACCTTAGGGGTGATGGGCATATGGGGTTTACGCATAGAATCAATTGAAACTGCATCTATGGCAGCAGGAGGTATAATAGCATTAGGTATGAAATTGCTTGACATCGACTCTAAGTAAGAGGGGGTGATCCTCTATCTACAACTGCGCTCTGATTGACATCTATCAGAGCGTTTGTTGTTTTATTTGAACGTTTTGTGCTATAATAATTTACGAAGTTAAAAAGGTTGGGGGGTCAAAATGTATAAGTACGTTCAACGTATGAAAGAGGCAACCCTTAAGTCATATATGCAGAAGCTCATGACAAGAGATAGTCTGAAAGATTTCATAGATGGCAATTCTTCTAAAGGATTAGATGTGCCAGTTATTTATGTAGTCCCATCGTGTGGCCCACTAGTAGCAGGACAGACATTCGGTAAGAGGTTAGTAGAAATATCTTCTTGGGTATTAGTGGATGATGAGGCTACAGAAGCTGTGCTTAGACATGAGTTAGCTCATGCAGTAAAGGTTCATTGTAACCTTCAAGGTACTGCTCATGGTGCAGGATTCATAGCATCTCTAAAGGGTGTCTCCCCAAGAAAGTGGCGTACAGATAAGTACTGGTGGCCTACTCCTGCAATAGAGGAGGCTAGGCTTAAGATACACACAAAGTCAAAGTCAATATTAAATAGAATGAGGTGAGAGAATGGTAGTAGAAGAGAGTTCTAAGTTTTTCAGGATATTGTTATTCATAGGATTTCTAGGGTTGTGCTTTGGGGCGTAAATAAGGATTTTGCTCTAAGCATGGTATAATATATAGTAGTCTAGGTAAAGCTTAAAGCTTTACGATATTCGTTATGAGGTAAGGAGTAGATATGGATTCAGCAAGGTTACATGAGAAAATACTATATCCCGTAGTTAGGGTACGGGCAGGTCAAGCTGGCGGTAGTGGTGTAATAATCTACAGTGAGCCTGACCCTAAAGATGATACTAAGTTCATTAATATCCTATTGACATGTCAACACGTTATTGATGGTGCCATTAAAATTAGAGATGAGTGGGATGCTATTCTCAAGCGAGAAGTTAAACGAGATGTACTTGATGAAGTAACCATTGAAGTGTTTGATTATGATGGTAGTAAGGTTGTTTCTGCTAACTCCACTACTGGTCAAATTATAGCATATGATAAGCATCATGACTTAGCAGCAATTAAACTTAATAGTAATACTAGGCAATTGCCCCACGTAGCATCTGTTATTCCTAAAGACCAGATTGATTGCTTGCAATTGTTTGACCCTGTGTGGGTAAGTGGTTGCTCTCTATTGCATGACCCCTTCCCTAACCCTGGTACTATTACTTACCTTAGAGAAGTCATTGACCAGAAAGCATACTTGATGCAGAATGCCTCTAGTATCTTTGGTAACTCAGGTGGTGGTTTGTTCCAAGGTAGTGGTGAAGAGTTCAACTTGCTAGGACTCACTAGTAGAGTTACAGTTACACAGCTAGGCTTTGGACTTGATGTTCAAACATGGATGGGTTTCAGTACTCACCCAGACAGGCTGTATGAATTCTTTGACCATCAAGAACTACAGTTCTTGTATGATAAGAATGATGATTTCTATTCAGCTCTAGCACGTAGAGAGGGACGGCGTAAAGATGCATTGCGTAGTATCCTTCTAGATTCACAGGGTGTTACGGAGAGCACTAATGACTAACACAAATCATTCTCATCCCTGTTGCCTAGAAAATTCTGAGCAACCTCTTCAGGCTCCTTACCATCATGTTCAAGATGATGGTAAGGATACTACAGCAGAACATTACTGGTGCCATAGAGGACATAAGTTTCAATCATCTAGTCCGCTAGTGATTGCTGTTGATGGCAATCCTGATTATAATAGTGGGCCAATATGTAGCTACTGCTTAGTTGATTGGTATCGTAATAATATTAATGCTGAGTTAGAAACATAATGAGTAAATGGATTCATAGAGATAGAAAAAGAGTTAAGAAGTCTACTGCACGAAAGATTGATGCTTCTTATAAAGAACGAGGGCAGGGTAAAGACTCTTCTCAAAAGAAGAAGGATGCTCAATTCCGTAAAAGTCTATCTGAATTTGGAGATGAATTAATGGATATGTTAAACGCTTAGAGATGAAGATACTAAAACGAGTTTTTTGTTTGCTATGCAGGGAGCATAAGTTCTCTGTCCTGTATATCCTTAGAGGAGAGGTAGGCATTGAATGTACCCGTTGCAATACTAGGAGGAAAATACAATATGACACAACAACCAGACGATGAAACATTTGACACCCCAACTAAGCCAGTATACCTAACCCGTAATGAAGCACTGTATCTAGACGACAGTTTGACTATGATGTTAGAATCTCCTGAAGGTGCAATACCTTTTGCTACTATGAGGCCAATGGCTCCTAGTCTATGTGTACCTGCTCCTGTAGACCTAATTGAAAAGATTGCTAATGCTGTGCTATATACATTAGATATAGAGAATGCTGGAAAAGAAGCCCGTATTGAAGTCAATGATGGTGACCTATATTGCTTACGGGAAGTAGCTCAAAGCTATGTTCAAGTAGGTGGGGAGCCTGTTGGATTTAATCTTAAGAAGAAAATCTTTCTTGCTCTATATGGAGCTGAGTATTTTATGGGAAGACAGCTAGAGGATGTCCTAGATTCCTTTACTCCTTCCTTTAAAGATACTACTATTCCTACATCAATACTCCGTGGGGAAGATGAATTTTAAGGATGCTTATGCTATACTTGTTGTACAAAGCAGCGGATAAACATTCGCATAAACGGGAGGTGACAATCGTATGAATACTTGTCTAGTATGTAATAGACTCACAGCTACACAAGAGCTATTCCCTGATACTCTCATACCTATACTAGGTATTATAGAAAGTGCTCATGGTTGGGTAGCCCATTCAGATTGTATGTTTCCGTTTACTACTGCATCCTGATAGGGAATTTTTAAGGGGGCTATGTACAATAAATAGTTTTGATATACATAGTGAGTGTGAAGATGCTAGAGTATCTTGTGTGGAATGCCAGTCTCAAATCTCTAATTCACTGGGTATCTCTTTAGGAATCTTTAAAATGCTGAAAGCATATATAGTAAGAGTAGAACAAGGGACTGATTATAGATATGAATTTGAATAGTAATTAAGTATGTTGGTTGGCTTGGCTGGTATATATATTTAGGGGGGTTACTTTGTGAACCCCCCTAAATATATGGTTGGTGGGTTTGTGGTACAATATTAGAATAAATAAATAATACAGGAGAAAACAATAATGACTACAGCTTCCGTAATCCAAGAGTTGATGGGTGCAATAGAAATAGCAAGGGGAGATGCACAGTCTACTAAGGATAGTATTGCAGAAAAGACTCAGCGTCTAGAAGAGTTAGATACTGTTCTAGAGGAGAACCTGGGTAAGGCCGATGAGCTTTACAGTCAACTTGAGGAACTGGATGAAGTTATCGTAGAGTTGGAGAGTGCCGTTGGAGATTATGAAAGTGAGTTCTAAAGAAGTATACTCAACATATCAATGCTATCTGTGTGCTTATATAGATGAAGACTATTCTTATTTTACTACTATGACTGTAGATTATAATAAAGAACTAGTCTGTGTGGGTTGTGAGGATAGCTACAAAGAACACCAAGAAACTATTGATACATATGAGGAGGTAGACTAAGATGATATACAGTGACATTAAATATAATGATGCCGTAGCAACAGTTGATGCTGTCAGTGCTCAAAGTGCTATAGCTCAATTGAAGTGGATTACAGAGAACAAGACGTGCTTCTGCTTACGTTGTCGTGTGGAGTATAGAGAATCATACGGGACAATATTTTTAGGGGATGGTTACAATACTACTTGTATAGCTAATGTTGATATACGTTTAGTATAACTACGGGCTTGACTTGGCTTTACCTAAATAGTGGGGGGGTTACTTTGTGAACCCCCCCACTATTTTTACTTGGTGTGTATGGGGTATATATTATATTTTTCTTGAAGGAGAAAAGAACAGTGCGTAACTATAAGAAAGAGCGAACTAATGATGTCAAGGGCAGCTTCCGAAATATTCTTAATCTAGAACTCAGTGATGAGTGTGAAGTAATTGGAGAACGGTGGTATCCTGAAGCACATGAGGTTGCTATTAGCTTAGGTAAGTTGGCTGGATATAAAGGTGATGCTGGACGAGTACAAGTAGGGGCTGGTATACTAGCAGCTCTATCTCCACAAACTGAGTGGGGAGACAACATTCATATGGCACACATGTTAATAGGTACAGGTCATGCTACAGGACAGACTACTATTAACAATATGAAAGCTCTCCGTATCCTAGATGGAGAACATCCATTAGAAGTATTGAAAGGACGTAAGGTTGTTCCTTTCTATAAAGCCATAGTTGACCCTACTGGGGATAACCATCCTGTAGTAGACCGACATGCTTCCGCAGTGTATATGGGTCGGTCACTTGCAGAACGAGAGTTGAATCAATTGCAATCTCCTGTCATTTATAAGAGAATATCAGGAGCCTATGTCAAAGCAGCTAAGTTGAGGGGTGTCCATCCCAATGTACTTCAAGCGCAGACATGGTTGCAGTGGAGAATGGACAAGGGTATAAGTAGACAAGTAGGAGTACGAACTTAATGAGCCGTAAAAAGTATATACTTAGTGGTAAGCCCACGATGAATAGAGCTAATGAATCAGGTTGTGTTCAGATACCCAGTAAGGGAGGTCTAATGCAAAGACCTTCTGACCACAACCTAGAGTTTAATTCTATTAAACAGTTAGACCCTAGTAAAGTAAAGCCTTCCCGCATGTCTTCTGAAGAACGCAGAAGAATCCTTGCTCAAGAAAATGCTAACACACGAAGATAAGGAGACAGAATAAATTATGGCAGCTAACATATTTGGTGACAGGTTCTTTGGTCGTCGGACTCCAGCATGGCATCGAGTCGGTACAGTTATGGATGCTGATATGACAGCTACTGAAGCGATGAAGATATCTAAGATTGGTTTCCCTGTTAGGAAACTCCCTGCTTTTATTCAGCTTGAGAATGGGCAGTTCATGGAGTCTGGACATTATGGTGTAGTTCGTGAACCTACTGATGATGACCCTCAAGATAGGGTTCTATCAATGGTAGGTAAAGAATGGACTCCTATCCAGGCTTGGGACTTAGCTAAGATGCTAGACCCTATCTCTGAGACATATCCCGTAGAAACTATGGGTGCCCTAGGTCATGGTGAAAAGATATTCATGACACTAGATGCAGGTGAGGGAGCCATCGCTGGTGAAGACCATCATATGTATTACCTAGTTACAGACCATCGTGATGGCATGGGTGCTTTATCTATTGCCTTCACTCCAGTACGGGTAGTGTGTCAGAACACCTTGACTACTGGATTAGCTTCTGCTAAGGTATCTGTAAACCTAAAGCATAACCGTAACATTCAGCAAGATGCTGAGTGGTATGTCTACCTATTTAATAACATGCTCCAGGCTAAAGAAAAGGTTATCCCTGTCATGAATAGACTAGCAGAGTATAGGATTGATAATACAGAAGCCATGACTATTATTAATTCTGCATATCCTGAAGCATCTAAACCTCGTAGACTTACTCTATCTCAGGACATTACTCCTGATGATGTGAGTAAAGAAGTTTGGTTGTCTATTCTAAATGACAAGACCCATCATCAAGATGAGTATGAAAGGCGGCTTAATCGTTTAGATGCTATTCGTACTGGAGCATGGGATAGGTATCAATTCTTTAATGATAAGAATAGCAAGCTAGCTAATACTCCTTGGGGAGCATGGCAAGCTGTAGTAGAGACAGAGGATTTCCGTAAAGGCCGTGCTAATTCTGCTACTTCTATCTTTGGCATGAGAGCTGAAGCTAAGAGTAGGGCATTTAAAACTGCCTTGTCTCTATGTAACTAAAGATATTAAGGAGAAGTATATGATGGATAATTATGATTTGGATTACTTTAAAAACTTTGTTAGTCCAGAAGCATTGGAGGAGTTTCTAGACCCTCGTATCTTCTCCCGTGATATCATGCTTGATGACCCAATAGATTTTATTAATGGCTTTAACCTAGCCCTAGCTTTCACTAATAAGAATGAGTTCCCAACTCTTAAGGAGGAAGCTAGGTTTAGGATTGGGTTAGGTCTATGGTTAAATAGATATATTAATAGGATAGAGAATCAAGATTGGAGATGATAATCTTCATACCAATTGATGATATACCTAGCTGGTTTTCTAGAGAGACTAAGACTACTGAACGAGGTAGGTTCCATCTAACTAGAACTAACTTAACGCTCTATCTTACAGATACTTTAAATAATAGGGTAAGAATATTTCCATTCTTGTTCAGCATGTATGCTTGGTTTGAACAACAGTATGGATATGTTACTATCTTTGCACAGATAGTGGAGGCAGAATAACATGGGCAGAAGAAAAGGTTCTAAAAATAAACCAAAGGAGGTAAACAATGCTATCTCAGTACGAGAGATTTCTCTTAGTAATATCAGGGCTGATGATAATGTCGGTGTTTCTATACTTGACTTAAGTGAAACAGTACGAACAAGAGACATTCCTATACTTAAATATAACAGTGAGTCTAGTAGAACTAAGGGAGTTGAGAAACGTATCTTATCCTTAGTATCCAAGCATAAGAATTTCCATTTAAATACAGATGTCCTCATTGAATATGATATGTACTTTATAGATAGTGGTGGTTGGGCCTTCGCACAAATAGATGGGAAGTATGATATACTTATAAGCCACGTTAGAAATTTACTACCATTTCTTGGGGGGCCATATCCTATTGGAGAACAGAAGCGTAGTTATACTAGACGTACAGTAAGGAGAGGTACAAGACTTGGCTAAGAATGCTACACATAAAAAAGATAAGGATAGTTACAGACCGTGGAGAAACACAATTCCCTTTTATGGTTGCTACAGTTGTGGTAAGAAATTGCTAGAGAAGAACGGTAAGTTCTGTCAGGTTTGTAGAAATAAGTTAGGAGAAGGTTATGACCTCTGGTAATAAAGAAGAGCAGATAGAAGAACTAACAGAATGGATTGTTGAGCATATGGATATACCTGAATTAGAAACATATGCTAAACAACAACTAGAAGAATATTATTCTAGTGAAGAAGGTTTGGAAGACTTTGAAAATAACTACACTGAAATGAAAGAAATAAAGGGTGATGACTAATGCCAGTACACACACAAGAACTATTGAGTAATACACTGAGGGGGAAGTTTATTATTGCTAAAGCTTTATACATAGCTCATAAAGAATTAGGCAAAGTAACTTCTATAACTGAGAGACAGGATAGTGACATGGCAGATATGTTATCAATCCTTCAGGAAAGTTTCCCTTCTATGTGGAGAGTATTTCAAGTACTAGAAGAGAAGGAGCAACAAATTTAATGTCACTAATGATAAATGAGATACCAGATATGGAACCGAAGGATGTCTCGTTAGTATTGTTTGAGGATTATTTATCTTTAGCTGAGTCAGTACGTATTCTTCACTCAGTTAACAGTTCCCTTAGAACTCAGTTAGAGGCAGCTCAACAAGCATTGGATACATATAGAAGTATAGAAGAGGATAAAGAATAATGGTTGAGGATTTTGCAGAGAAGATAGCTTTAAGTTTATACGGTAGGTCGATGAGAGTATCTATTGAGATGCAGCATTGTGTTAAGTGTGGAGATGAAGCGTTCATTTTTATTGATGAAGTCAGTAGAGACGAATACATGATTAGTGGATACTGTCAGTCGTGTCAAGACCAAATTTTTAGCGGAGCAGATGACGATGCCTAATTGGTGTAGCAATCGAGTAACAATATCTGGTGATGCAGCAGATGTGAAAGCATTTAAAGAGGCAGTTAAAGGATACAGTAGTAAGTTTAATAATCTGTTTAGCTTTGATGCTATTATCCCATTCCCTGATGAGTTGCATGGGATAGGTTCTCCTGTTACTATAGTAGATGCTGAAGAAGATATAGAAAAGTATAAGAAAGATCGTTCTGAGTCAGAGTTTGCATTGGGTAACTTACCTATTACTAAACAAAGAAGTCACGAACTCATAGAAAAGTACGGTCATAATAATTGGTATGATTGGTGTAGTGATAACTGGACTTGCAAGTGGGATGCTTGTGAAGTTAGACTGGAAGATTACGAAGCAGATTATATAGTCTATACATTTGATACTGCTTGGGGGCCACCAGAAAGTATCTATGAAACCCTCAAGCTACAACATCCTGATGTACATATCTCATGGTTCTATGATGAGCCAGGTATGCAGTTTGCAGGATACTTAGGAGAGACTACGTAAGTGGCAAGAAAGAAGAACGTACAGTATAAAGAAGAAAGTATATACATATGTCCATGTGGGGTTGCAGCTAAAGATGATATGCATAAAACATATTTCTCATGGCAGAATCTTGGGGGTACAGTAGTAATGCTTTGTGCCCCTTGTGCAGATAAATTACATAGGGAGACAATAAATAATGAGTAAGACAGTTATAATACAGGTATGGATGATAACAACTAATGGATTAATTGCTACAGGAGTATGGCTATCGTGGTTGCTGTAAGTAGCTTACTAAATAGAGGGGGTTATAATGGGAGTAGCATATTCACACATTAGTCCTGAAGAAGGTAAGGATAATTCTTTAGAGTATGTTAGGTTGAAACATAACCAACAGTGGGATAGGGAGGGAGATATACCTTACGCCGATTCTATATACAAGATGATTGATGATGTGATAGAATACCAACTAGATAAGATAGCAGACATGGAGTTGGAAGATTTCTATAGATACCATATGCAGAAACACTACGAGGATAAGCGTAATGCTGTAGAGTTTAACGATGCTTGGATGGCTTATAGGAGTGTAAGAAAACCTTGTGGATAGAATAGATGATGACTATAATGAGGAAAGACTAGAAGAAGCAATACTAGACTTAGCAGAATGGGAGTTAACTAGTATGGATTATACATCCCTACAAGAATACTACATTGAGGCAAAGATAGAATACTACCACAATAATCCAGAAGGTTTTCAGGATATGCTACAGTATAAGAAAGAATGTACTGACCCTGATACAGTATTCTATTGGGATGTAGACAAGAAGGATGAACTACGAATAGAGGAGATACCATGAAATATATTTGTTGGCGTTGTCGGATGTTGTCCTATACAACAGGGATTCCAGTTACCATTAAAAATACCTGTAATGATTGTAAGAATCATCCAGATAACAATGAAGTATGATTTTTATATACAAGAGCTTGATGCTCGTACAGCAGTAGACTTCATTCAAGCTAGGCATTACTCTAAAGTAATGCCTAGGTTGACTAAACATTACCTTGGTATTTATGATGGGGATATATTAGCTGGAGTATTAACACTAGGCTGGGGAACCCAGCCTTACAATACTATCCATAAATTATTTCCATCGTTGGGGAGTAAAGACTATTATGAAATTGGTAAGATGTGTATGGACGACAGCTATCCTAGAAACTCAGAGACTCAGATGCTATCCAAGGTTTTTAAGTGGTTCAAACTTAACTGTCCTGAAAAGAAGTTTCTATATACCTGGGCTGATGGGATTGTAGGGAAGGCAGGGTATGTATATCAAGCATTCAATTTCTGGTATGGTGGGTTCATCTGGACTGATATATACATTGGGCCAGATGGAGAGAAGATACATCCTAGGTCTACTAGGAAGTTGCTAGAAGAGAATGCTATCTTCTCAGGTAAAGAGAAAATCTTCTGGTTAACAGATGACTTCATGGCACATAAAAATATTAAAAGAATAAAGGGTAAGCAGTTTAGATATATACATCCTCTTAGTAATGAGGCTAAGAAACTTATGGCTACTTCCACAGTTAAGTGGACTAAGAATTATCCTAAGGAAGAAGATTTAAAATGGAAAATTAAAACAGGTTATAAAAAATATGAACCTCTTGAATCAATGCCTTGGTTTGATTTAAGTGTAGTCAATGTTAATAAAGCTAATGTTAATTCTCATAAGGAAGCAGTGTGCATATGAAGTGGAACATATATACCAATAAATATTACTATCAACAAGGGATGTATGTTGTTGATGCTGAGACAGAGAAAGAAGCAATTAATAAATGGGAGACTGGGGAATTTAGGGGTACTGATGTAGTCATAGAAACCAGTGAAGATTACTTTGAGTTAGAGGATGAACAGTTTGACTGGGTAGAACAGGTAGAAGAACTGCTGGAGGTAACACCTTAATGGAAGGGATGTGTACAGGATGTGCAGAAACTAAGTTTGTTGTAGAGTATATAAACAATGGGCATAACAAAGGAAACTATTGTATAGAATGTATGTGCTGTCCTGAATGTGGGGAGGTACTACCACCAGACAGAGTAGCATCTATGCAGTCAGTCTATATTCCTAAGCGAAATAAGAAGCCTGGAAATAAAATGGTGGTGAGTAGACCAGCAAAGGGATGCTCATCATGTACTCAACCAATAGCGGAGGAATGGGATGTACAACCTTAAGGATATTCATGGAAGAAAAAGTATTTCTGGTGTAGATTCTAATGGAAGTCTATGGAAGCAGTTTGAACTAGAGTACCATAAGTATTCTCGTTTAGAAACTTGTGTAGAATGTAATACTGAAATAGAATTTGGATGGTTTAATACTCTCTCCCCACAGATGATAGTATGCGATGATGAAGTTACCTATGCTTCTAAACGTTCTTTCTATTTTCCTGGTGAATTGAAGAGTATACCGAGTAGTAACTTTAGTAATACCGTTAGTAACCAAAGTCCTTTGTGGTTTCTATAGAGTAGTTCTAATTTAGAATGGCTTGGTTTACGTGCTCTATATTTAGGGGGGGATTCGTTGTGAACCCCCCCTAAATATATGGTTGGGTTTAATGTATACATACTATATAGTAAGGAGTTTTATATTATGGTGGAACCTATTAATAGTCAGGGAATTGATATCTGGTCAGCAAAGTTTGACAACGTGGTAGTTGATGTGAGTCCTGATGGACAGATGACTATTTCAGTAAGGACTGGGTTGTTTGATACTGATGGGAACAAAGTAGCTGAGTCCCGTCCTTCTAAATCATCAGGTAAAACTGACGTTGTTGCTACTACAGGGGGTAACATCCCTATCATGACCCTACCTAGTGGAAAGGTTCTTACCCTAGGCTTTACCGCCTACGTTAAGAAATAATTTCTAGTTATGGTATAATAGGGGGGAGGTATTTAATACCTTCCCCTAATTATAAGGAGCTTAGTTATGATGGATGATAATGAATCCCCGATTCCCGATATGAGTCGAGATAGATATAATGCAGGACAAGCATTACTTTCTCAGTTGCTAAACACACCAAATAATGAAGACAGCTTTAAGCATGTTACAAATACATTATCTTCAGAAGGTGTAGATGCAGCTTTATATTTATTATATATAGGATACAGTATAAAGTCTACAACGTCTAGAGACGATGAACTCAGAGATTTTAGGACACTTCTTCAAACTGCTACTGCTTTAGGAGCACTAGTAAGTAGAGATAGAATGCTTACAACAGAAAAGTTTGATAAGATGTGGAATCTAGAGACTGATGGCAACTAAGGGAGAGAGGAGGGAACAAAAAAGAAATAAGAAGTGGTATCAAAAAGCATACAAGAATAATAGGAAAGCCTTAGAGGTTGTCCTTGAGGCTATACGCAAGAGGTTACAATGCTAAACGATGATATAGATATACTTAGCAAACAGGTACATAGATTAGTAATTGAAAATAGATTATTAAGAGCTGCTTCAGAGGAACAGCGAAAGTTGAATGGGGAATTAAGAGTTACTATCAAAGAACAACTAGAAAATTCAGCTCCCTTTTCGTCAATCTACAACGGACATATACATCTTGCTATTGAATCCTTAAGGAAGATGATGTTTAAAAAGGAAACTATATAATGGCAGACAAAGAAAAGAAATACGTTAGGCTAGTTCCTACGTGGGAAGCTGCTGCTAGAATATTTACTCAGAACTTATTGTATGGTTCAGATGAATCTGTTAAGCATACTAGTATGAATGAGATAATTAAGATGGGTACAATGATTGACCAGTATAATAACACTGGTGAGATAGTTAATGAATGATGTTGTTACTAGAATTACTTATACTTCACTAGTACAGTGTCTTCAGTACTTAAAGGAAGAAGTTAATTATAGCTATTACCGTAATGGTAAAGGGAATCCTCCAAGCCCAAAGAGAATACTACAAGGCTATGGCTTTAAGATAAGACGCAAAGATAAATTAATTAAAGCTGTTGAACAATATCTTAGTTCAGTAGAGGTAATATAATATAATGGATTGTATCATATGTGGGAGAAAGAATGTAGGAATACCTAATCAAAGAATACATAGTGGATGGTGTTGGTGGTGCATTAAAAACAAGATGGAAGGCAGGGGATACGATAGCTATGGAAGACTATTTAAGTATGACTAAAGAAGAATATGAAGATACTTATGGGGAACGAGTTATCTATTGTAGAGTACATCACTCTACTGGAATAGATGGGTGTATAAGTTGCGATGAAGAACGAGAATATTATGAATCTTTTAATATAGATGAGGAGAAATCAAATGCCTAGTGAAAAAGCAATAGACCTAAGAAGCAATGACCCGTTACTAAATCCTTTTGGAACTGCTGACGATAAAGAAATTAATAAGTATCAGGAACAGATAGACCAACGGAATCCTACACTACAAGAAATCCTAACAAAGAATAGTATCACTACTGACCTTGATAGAAAGCTATCTGATTCTATTAATACTGATTACTTAGACTAAGGGAGGATGCATACAAGGGGTGTTGATATAGAGGATAATTAAAACTTACTGAAAAGGAATGTTGAGAATCTAAATATAATATCGTGGCTTCTTTGTGAACCACGATATTATATTTTTGTGTGGGGTTATGCTTGTAACTATAGAGGACTACTGGGACTGTGAATGTAGAAAGGAGTATATACATCCGAAGTATCAAACCACATGTACTAGATGTGGAGAACATCAAAATGATATGCCTGATTCTAGGCTAGAAGAAGTCATACGATTATTGGAGAATAAAATGGAAGAAGACATGTATGTATCAGAGTGCTGTGGTGCATATCCAGCAATCGAGTTGGATATGTCCACCGTAAAATACGGTGGCCCATCAGGATTTTGTGGTCGATGCCTAGACAATTGCATATTCGTACTAGAAGATGAAGGTGAGTATTAAGATGCAACCAGATAAAAGAGATGAGATACTGCACTGGATAGAAGATAATCCTAGGACAGTACAAGATATGCTAATACGAATGGTGGAACGACAGCCTGAACATGAGGGACTAAGCTTAGTTAGGAGAATGAGGTTGTATTCTAGGATGACAACAAAGAATGACCCCCTCAATATGTATACTAATGCACGATTATGAGAACGGTCATACTTGTCCGTCCTGTCATAAGACAGGTATCAATTGCACGATAGAAGATGGCTTCTGTGAGAATGAAGGAGACTGTAACGACTGTATAAAGGAAAGAGTATACAGAGGTGACTACGATGATGAAAGAGATGGGTATGGACAGGATTATTGTTGCAGACATGGGTTTGATGAAGGTGAAGACTGTCCTGTATGTGAACATCTAGATGGTGAACATGATGAAGAGTATGTAGGAAAGGATTGGAAAGGGGCAGAATACCCATGTCCATTATGTAATGGTTCTTCGGAACAAGAAGCACATCTTATCTATACTAACCTGAAGCTGAAGTATATGTATAAGGAGTTCAATGGAACATAAATTTGCTCACGTTTATAAAGCATTAGCAGACATATATATAGACTTGGAATCTACCTCTAAGCCTAGCGACATACATGATTCTAGACCTAGGAAATTACCTAATGAATTAACAAATTCTTTTGCTGACTTCTGTCATGCTTTGGAACTACATTATAATGTAGAAGAAGATTCATTTATACTAGGTGCTAGGCCACTCATTAGGAATGCTATTCCAATGAGAGGAACTACACTGGGTTATACTGATGAAGGATTAGACTTAGCTCAGATGGTAACGAGAGCAGTCTATGGTAATAAATAAGTATGTGGAATAGAAAACTCTGTGCTATATGTAAGACAAGTTTCGCTGTACATCCTAAGGCTAGGAAATACTTTACTAGACAACTATGTATACAGTGTAGACTAGTTTTAAAGAAGATGCCAGTAGAATATAAATTAAAACTAAACCTTGACCTATCTAATAGTGAACATGCTGTAGATTGTTAAAATAATATCTTTGGTTCTTTGTGACCAAAGATATTATTTTTCTGGGGGGAGAAATAGTAATAAAGAGAAGGAGAGAGTATGACTACAGAAGAGAAACAGGTTTACTATCGGCAGTTCCTAGACTATACTATTGTTGATTACAAAATAGTCCAAGGATTTCCAGTCCTAGTCTTAGCTAAAGATGATAAGATTATGTATGAAGTAACAGTATCAAAGAATGATCAAAGAACAGAAGCAGGCGTTCTAGTAGGCTTTCCTAGACCTAGCATATGGGGAGAGAGTAGTGAATAATTTTATGGGGATAGGTATAGTACAGGAAACGAGAGAATACACTAAGGTTCTTGATAAACGTGTATATATAGAACCAATTCAATTACCAGAAGAAAGCTTTGGAGTATGTAACGTATGGTATAATAGAAAAAGTAAATACTATAGGAAACATTCTTCTGAAGAAATGATACTTGCTAATGGTACATGTATGTCCTGTTGGGATAAAGGATTAGGTGGTCATAATACTCACCATCAAAAAAACCAGAAGACTAATAAAGATAGAAAGAGAAAGATTACTAATGCATTGTGACCTATGTTTAGAAGAGATAGTTGACAGAGATTTCTATGTACTACATAAGTATAACTCTGAGAGGGAGGAAGTATTTTCTATATTATATACTCATATAAACTGCCATCATATATCTATGAATATACTGAGGGAAGTTTGGAGCAATATAATCTCAGCTAAGAAAGAAAGGATAACAACATGAAACTAGCAGCATGGATAACTAATAACTTACAGATGATAGACTATGATATTGATGAAGTATACGGAAGTGATGGTCTTTTATATGGAGTTCGCTTTACACAGTATGATTGGAGTAAAGATACTGAAGGAGGAATTACTATTAAACCCCTCGACTATGATAGTCAATGTCCTAGGTGTATTAATGGTAAGTATATTATAGCAGATGGTTCTTACGGTTCCTGCCATCGTTGTGATGGGCTAGGATATATTACAGAAGAGAAACAAATTAGAAACAATATCTTTGATAGAAAGAATAAAGCTCTTAGTGATACGATGGTTTGACTTACGCCTATATAATATCAGGGGGTTCTCTTGTGAACCCCCCGCTATTATATCTTGGTTGTGGTGAATAATGAAAAGAATTCTGACCTGGGTACGAACAAAGAAACTATACTAGAGAGAAGGAAGTATAATCACATGGCTAGAAAATTACAGAACAAGTGGCTATCTAAAGAACAGTACATGTATATAGAAGGAGTTATTGGAGAAGAGCAAGGTACTGGACGGATGCTCAACAAAGATATTACTACAATGGTAGTAGCAAAATATCCTGACCTAGCTGACCAAATAAAAACTGTTCATCTGTCTTCATTAATTACTGCTAGAAGGGCATACATGAAAAAGAGAGCAGCTGGTACTTTTTCTTGGCAGAAGAAACCTGAAGAGACTGTAGTAAATACAGTAGATTGGATGAGTGACGCAAGTGCAGTAGGGGAAGCAATTCAGGAACTTGAACCTGTTAGTGCTGTTAGACCTTCTATGAAACGAGAAGCTTTTACTCCGCCTAAGAATATGGAAGCCCCAGTATCACATCAAGAGTATGTTACTACTAATACTATTAAGAGTCCTATGTCTTCTGCAATTAAGGACTGGAAGATGGAGACAATGGTAGTTACTTCTAACATAGGTACAATAAGTATCAGTTTAAACTCTGCAACTCTAAGTAATGGAGAGATTGCAAAGGTACTCAAGAGTATTCTACCTAGCAAAATGTAAAGATTAAGTTCCTAAGGATAGATTATATCTATCCTTAGGAATTAGAGGAACAGAACACATGAGGATAGCTAATAAATGTGGCTATTGTTATAAAGAATTCTTCTTGACTCCAGCAGATAATAAAAGGAGACATGAGAATAGTAGGTCAGGTAATCTATTCTGTGATACTAAATGCAGTGGAGCATACCATAAACAGAATAGAATAAGAATAGCGAGTAAGGTAAGAGGACTAGAGGCTCAAGATGAATTAGAAAACTGGTTTCTTCCAGCTTATTCTTCTTCTAATAATATTATCGGTGGAGGTCTAGCGACCACCGATAATATTTTTTACGGTGGATTAAATTTACAACCTTTACAGGAGTGGTATCCCATGAACAGCAAAATAATTAAAGACCTATTAGCAGAACATCCTGAGTATGCTGACCTAACATTAGCAGAGCTAGCAGCAGTTGCACCGGCAACTCCTATTCCAGCAGCTTCTACAACTCCAGCACAGCATCCAGAAACTGGAAAACCCATTTTAGTACCAGCTCCAGCTCCAGCAATAGTTCCAACTATCGTACCTACTGTTGCTCCTAGTACTTCCTTAGATAATGCGATGGCAGTTACAGGATGTGATGCAGCATGGTGGGATGAAATCCATAAGAAATGTGCTTACAATCCTGAGCTTCAGAAATATATGTATGCTATAGTTGACCCAGTAGAGGGATATCAATTTACTAAGAACGCAGAAGGTATAGATATGCCTTGCTATAGGTGCAACTCTCTAGGTGCTTTAACCCAGCGTAAGCTTGCAGCTAATCTAAAGTATGATATAGGTCAAGGTATCATTGCAGCTAACCTAACACTGGAAGCATACACAGCGATGAAGAAAGAAGCACATCCATTATCTGTTACAGATATCCCATTCTAAGTTAGTCTAGGAATTGTACTGTCTCTAGCAATAGGGACAGTACAATAATAAAAACAAGAGAGGAAGAGTAATGGTCACTACTATTGGCGGGGAAGAAACAGAAACTAAGAGCAGGAATATCTTTTCAGATACTATAGAGCATCTTGAGCAAGAGAAAGAAAGACATCGTAATGATGAGATGACAGCAAAAGGAAAAGTAATAGAGCTTGATGAATTACTAAGTCGTTTAGCTAATACTTGTGATACGTGTGGGAAGTATGTCTATCCTGAGTACAACGATAAAACTGTAAGACTAATGAAACATAAGGAAGACCATATCAATGACAATTAATAACAGGCAATCAGTAGTAGAGCATATAGAAATAGATACTAAGTTTATAGGAGTACTTCAAGGTATAGTTACTCAGCTTCTAAGTGGTACTATAGATAAAGATAAAGCTTCTCGTATGATACTATCAGAGACACATGAACAACGTACAAGGTCTTGTTATGTATGCCATAAAACTATTGAAGCGGGGGAGGAAACAATTACAAAGTCTATAGACCCAGTAACTGACCAGATGCCTACTGAATCGTACTTCTTGGAAGGTAGTTATATTCCTATTAGGAGTAGGCATAGCTATCATCCATCCTTTACTAATCCTGAACTAGGATTCCATAAGGAGGAGGACGATAGACTGAGAGATAAGTTCCGCAAGTAACATTCATTACAATTCTGGGAGTGCTACATGCTATTGCAATAGTAGATGTAGTTAAACGATGGGATAGAGAAACCTTTAGTCCTGACCTAAGAAGCCTAAGCTAGCAAGGCATAAATATCTTAGCAGTTGCTCTAGAGAGAATGGCTCCCAGATAATATACTGTTACTTTTTAAATAATTATTGTGTTCACTATGTGATACACAATATTTATTCTATGTTTGGAGATTGAATTATGATGTTAATACATAAGTGTGCTCAGTTTGATAGTAAGGGAAGAGGATGTAATAACCTAGCACATGTAGATGGATATCCTTTAGACTTCTGTGCTATGCATCTACATATGCAGAAGGATGGTATCCCTCTTAAGTGTTGGAGATGCGGAGATGACAGGAAGAAAGATGAAGAAGAACATCGCCCTACTACATTAGAAAAGCTACAAGCTAAAGGATATACTGAAGAAGATTTAGAGATGAGTAATCCTTACACTCAGTATGAGAGAGAGGACTATGGCGGGGAGGATAAGTATGAAGAGACAGGTGATGAACCAACCCTAGGAGAGATAGTATTAACATGGGCATCAGAGTTTGCATCTAAGTATCCTATACCCTATCCTTATACCCATCCCATAAGAGAAATACCTGAACATAGTAGGGTAAGGAAGTAATAACATATCCCGAAGCAAGGGAAGATACCTAAGTCATATAGTAGTACAAGTATAACTTGTAGTAGAGGCTTAGGTATCTCTCTATGAATATATGACACCTTGCTAGGGAGTCTTTACATGATGTAAAGTTTACTTGATATCTATTAGCTATTGTCTATAGTATAGTAGCGTTGCTTCAGACGAGAGGAAGAAAATTATTTCAGCAGGAATAATAAATTAGAAGGGTTATATTATGGAAGGACTAAGAACTAACTTGCTCCCCTACTATCTTAGCTGTACTACGTGTAAGCAAGAGGAATGGGTAGAGGAATATAACTGGCTTAAGGCAACTGTAAAACATATGGAAGGAAGCAAAGAAGAACATACTAGAACAGTACAGCAGAAGGAAGCAGTATTAGTATGGGAAGGGAAGGAACATGAAGGAAGGAAGTATAGGAACCTTAGTATATCTTAGTAGAAGAACTATACTAATACTTAGGAGCTAACTAAGTATTAGTATAGTATTAGTACTACCTTGGGTTCTCTCCTTTGTCTGCCCAGTAGCGGAGGTTGTTCAACTCGATGGAGTTTACTATAGCCCATCGACCAAGGAAGTGTTTGAAGTCATTGATTACTTTGATGGAAATGTATGTGGTGATGATGATGATACCTATCATCATGATGAATTCTGACCAGTGCATTGTTATTACCTACTTAGTTATTTAGATGGGGTAGGGGGTAGATTTCTCTACCCCCTC